AGGGTGATATAGTTGTAATACATCAGAATATTTTTAGAAGATTTTATAACATGCAAGGTAAGCAAACGAATAGTAGATCTTATTTTAAAGACGATTTGTACTTTGCTAGTGTTGACCAAGTATACCTATATAAAAGAAAAGATAAATGGCGATCTATAAACGACCGTTGTTTTATAATACCAATAAAAGAAACAGAGCTTCTAAGAAACAATAAAGAAGCAAACAATATTGGTATACTCAAAATAGGTAATAGCTCCTTAGAAGAGCTTAGAATAACTCCAGGACATATAGTAACGTTTAAAGCTGGGTCTGAATGGGAGTTTAATATAGACGGAGAACGTTTGTATTGTATGAAATCAAATGATATTTTATTAGAACATGGATATAAAGAAGACGAAGAAAAGTATAATCCTAGCTGGGCAGAAAGCCGTTGAAGAGTTAATAAAGGTAGCTAAAGAAGCTATAGTTGATTCAGATGACGACATATCAGCAGACAGATTAAAAAACGCAGCAGCTACTAAAAAGTTAGCTATATTCGATGCTTTTGAAATATTACAAAGGATTCAAGAAGAGGAAGCTATACTAAATGAAAAGCCTAGAGAAAGTAAGGAAAAAACTTTCAAGGGCTTTGCAGAAGGGAGGTCTAAATAATGTATATTCAAAGTTTATACAAAGTAGACGAAAACCATATAAAGCCTCATATAATAAAAAAGAATAATAGGTATAAAAAGTGGGAGTACGGTTATAACAAGGAGCATGATATTGTTGTTATAAGTAAGACAGGAGAAATTGGTGAGATATACGATATACAAAACCTAAAGATTGCATTACCAAAACCTAAAGACGTTGTTAAGTTTAAATCAAAGTCTTGGGAGAGAACAGAACTACCGAATGAGCTAAAGAAAATAAAAACAATATTTGATTGGGAAAACTATCCCATAGATTTCAAAGAAAAGTGGTATGATTACATCGATAAAGAGTTTACTAGGAGAGAGCAAGGTTTTTGGTTCAATAATAAGGATCTGGATACTTACGTTACTGGTACTCACTTTATGTACCTGCAGTGGTCCAAAATTGATGTTGGGAAACCAGACTTTCGAGAAGCAAATAGATTGTTCTTTATATTTTGGGAAGCATGCAAGGCAGACCAGCGGTCTTATGGAATGTGTTATCTTAAAAACCGTAGATCAGGATTTTCCTTTATGTCCTCGGCTGAGACCGTCAATCTTGCAACTATATCCTCGGATTCACGGTACGGGATATTGTCCAAATCGGGCCCTGATGCTAAATCGATGTTCACAGATAAGGTGGTACCAATTTCGGTCAACTATCCATTCTTCTTCAAGCCAATACAGGACGGTATGGACAGGCCAAAAACCGAGCTCGCATACAGAGTCCCCGCCTCAAAGTTTACACGTAAGAAACTTGACACAAACGCAGCGGTCAAAGAGATCACAGGCCTTGATACCACGATCGACTGGAAGAACACAGGCGACAACTCGTACGATGGTGAGAAACTCAAACTCCTCGTCCACGACGAATCGGGTAAATGGGAGAGGCCGAACAACATCCTCAACAACTGGAGGGTTACGAAAACAACGCTTAGATTAGGTAGCAGGGTAATAGGTAAATGCATGATGGGTAGCACCTGTAACTCATTAGATAAAGGTGGAGAAAACTTTAAAAAACTTTACTATGATTCAGATGTTACAAAAAGAAACCGCAACGGACAGACTCGCTCAGGACTCTATTCTTTGTTCATACCTATGGAATGGAACTACGAGGGATACATTGATTCTTATGGCATACCTGTATTCGACACGCCAGGAAAAGAAGTTGTAGGACCACATGGAAATCAAATAGATTTAGGTGTTATAGAATATTGGCAAAATGAAGTTGATGGTTTAAAAGGAGATCAAGACGCTTTAAATGAATTTTATAGACAGTTTCCAAGAACAGAAGATCACGCGTTTAGAGACGAAGCAAAACAATCACTGTTTAACCTAACTAAAATATACGAGCAAATAGATTTTAATGGCGACTTAAAACATAGCTCCTTAGTTACTAAAGGTAGTTTTCAATGGAGAGACGGTATAAAAGATACTAGTGTTATATTTGTTCCAAACAATAGCGGTAGATTTTTAGTTACTTGGGTTCCACCTGAAAACCTACAAAATCGTGTAATAGTAAAGAGTGGGGTTAAATACCCAGGTAATGATGGCTTAGGCGCATTTGGTTGTGATAGCTATGATATATCAGGGACAGTTGACAATAGAGGATCCAATGGAGCTCTCCATGGTTTAACTAGTTTTAGTATGCTTGATGTTCCACCTAATCATTTTTTCTTAGAATACATAGCTAGACCTCAGACAGCTGAGATATTTTTTGAAGATGTTTTAATGGCTTGTGTATTTTATGGAATGCCTATACTGTGTGAAAACAATAAACCTAGATTACTATATCACTTCAAACGTAGAGGTTATAGAGGTTTTTCTATGAACAGGCCAGATAAAATCTACAACAAATTGTCGGTAACAGAAAGAGATATTGGTGGTATACCAAACTCAAGTGAAGACATAAAGCAAGCACATGCTGCTGCTATAGAGACGTATATAGAAAACTTTATAGGTCTACAAGACAAAGGTTATGGTGATATGTATTTTCAAAAAACACTAAACGACTGGAGTAGATTTAACATAAACAACAGAACAAAGCATGATGCATCTATAAGTTCTGGACTAGCTCTTATGGCTTGCAATAAAAACAGATATAGACCCATACCAAAAAGAGAAATTATATCTTATAATTTAGGTATAAAAAAATATGATAACACCGGTATTGCTTCTAAAATTATAAAGTAAATGAATATAAATTATAATGCTAATAGTGCGTTTCCCAATCAGGTAGTACCTTTGGAGGAAAAATTAAGTCTTAAGTATGGCTCGCAAGTTGCTGACGCTATACAGTCTGAATGGTTTGCACAAGGTAGAACTAATGGAAACAGATATCTAACCTCTTTTAATAACTATCATGAGCGTAGACTTTATGCTAGAGGAGAACAATCAACACAAAAATATAAAGATGAATTATCTATAAACGGTGATTTGTCTTATCTTAATTTAGACTGGAAGCCCGTTCCTATATTATCTAAGTTTGTAGACATACTAACCAATGGTATATCTAACAAAGATTATGATATCAAAGCCTACGCTAATGATCCAGCATCTATAAAAAAGAGAACAGACTACGCTTCTGGCCTAGCTATGGACATGTTTGGTCAAGACATAATACAAGAGGTAGAAAGAACTACAGGTCAAAATATATCTAAAACAAATATACCCCCTATTGATCTTCCTAAGACTATGGAGGAAATGGAGTTACATTTACAACTGTCTTATAAGCAGGCTATTGAAATAGCTGAAGAAGAAGCTATAACGCAGACTTTAGATAAAAACAAATACGAGCTATTAAAGCGTAGACTAAACTACGATCTTGTAACACTTGGTATTGCTGCTGCTAAAACAAATTTTAACATATCAGAAGGTATAACTTTAGATTATGTAGACCCTGCTTATATGATACATTCATATACGGAAGATCCAAACTTCGAAGATATATATTACGTAGGTGAAGTTAAAGCTGTTACTATAGCAGAAATAAAACAACAGTTTCCTCACATATCAGACGAAGCGTTATCTAAAATACAAAAATCATATAGCAACCAGAACTACATATACGGGTGGGGTGCTTATGACGAAAACACTGTTCAAGTATTGTATTTTGAATATAAAACCTACATGGATCAAGTGTTTAAATTAAAGCAAACAGATCAAGGGTTAGAAAAAATACTAGTAAAAACAGATAACTTTAATCCCCCACCAAGTGACAAGTTTGATAGGGTTTCAAGAAGTATAGAAGTTTTATTCGAAGGTGTTAAGGTTCTAGGAACTGACATGATGTTAGATTGGAGAATGGCTGAAAACATGACTAGGCCAATGGCAGACACCACTAAGGTAGAAATGAATTACACTATCTGCGCACCTAGAATCTACAAAGGTAGAATAGAATCTATTGTTAGTAAGACAATAGGTTTTGCTGATATGATTCAGTTAACTCACTTAAAGCTACAACAAGTAATATCAAGAATGGTGCCAGACGGTGTATTCTTGGATATGGACGGCTTGGCAGAGGTTGATCTTGGCAATGGCACAAACTACAATCCAGCCGAGGCGTTAAACATGTATTTTCAAACTGGTTCAGTAGTTGGTAGATCGCTTACTCAAGACGGAGCTATGAATGCAGGTAAAGTACCGGTTCAAGAATTATCATCATCTTCAGGGCAAGGAAAGATAGGTGCTTTGATAAGCACATATAACTATTACGTTCAAATGATTAGAGACGTGACAGGTCTTAACGAAGCTAGAGATGGTAGCTTACCTGACAGAGACACGTTAGTTGGGTTGCAGAAAATAGCTGCTCAACAATCTAATATAGCTACTAAACATATTAATGACGCTAGTCTATACTTGACATTAAGATTATGTGAGAATATATCTAAAAAGCTAGCTGATGTAGTAAGATTTCCATTAACAGCTGAAGCACTAAAGAACTCTATATCAACATTCAACGTACAGACGTTATCAGAGATATCTAATTTAAACTTACATGACTTTGGTATATTCTTAGACTTAGAACCTGATGAAGAGGAAAAAGCACAACTTGAACAAAACATACAAGTTGCGTTGCAGACAGGTGGTATTGATTTAGAAGATGCCATTGATCTTAGACAAATACGTAATTTGAAACTAGCAAATCAAATGCTAAAGCAAAAACGTAGACTAAAACAAGAGAGAGATCAAAAAGCGTCTCAGGCTAATATGCAGGCCCAGGCCCAGGCAAATGGTCAATTAGCAGAACAAACAGCTATGGCTGAAACCCAGAAGCAGCAAATTCTTACTGATCAAAAAATGCAGTTAGAGCAAGCTAAGTCTCAGTTTGAAATACAGCGTATGCAGGCAGAGGCCTCTATAAAAAGAGAGCTTATGGCTGAAGAGTTTAACTACAATGTGCAACTAGCCAAGGAAAGATTTAACGGTGAAAAAGGCAAAGAAGGCGATATTGAA